AAGACACACAGAACTTAGAGATGAGTTCCGTAAAGCTGCAGGTGGAGATAAGAAGACTGCCGCTAAGGCTAATAGTATTAAGTCCAAACTTGGTAAGACTCTTCTCAAGGCTATGGGTCTTCCTCGTGGTCATTTAGATCCATCAGGTAGAAGAACCCTCGCACTACAGGAGAATGTATATCGTGGTTTCTTACAGTCAGTGGCAAACGCAAAACCAAAAGATAGACAGAGATACTATGATGGATACAGAGAAGCGATTAAGGCTGGCAATGAAGAGAGAAGCGCTAAGGCTGTGAATAGAGTTCTTAAAGAGTTGGGACTTATTGATGAGGACATCCTCAACGATAGAAAGGCAGGTAGAGTATTCAAAGAGGGATTCGATAGTAAATCCTTTATCTTCAAGTACAGAAAGTCTTGACAAACAGACTATAATATAGTATATTGATTGTGTGTAAAGCTGTATAGAATGAAAGAACGTCGTAAGTATCCTACAGTTCTGAGATATCCTGGTGGTAAATCACGGATTATCTACTACCTGTTTAGGCGTGATATGTTACCTAACAACATCAAGGAGTATCGTGAAGGTTTCCTTGGTGGTGGTTCTTGTGCTCTGGCATTCTCTACAATGTATCCAGATGTTCCTGTCTGGGTGAATGACCTGTATTATAATTTGTATATTTTCTGGACTCAACTCCAGAATAACTCTGACTCTCTTATCAATCGTCTCTTGGATTTGAAGAATGAGGCGTGTAGAGCAGCTGATCCTGATGAGTTAGAGAAGAAACATCGTGAGTTGTATGGTGATATGAGAGCTCTGATTGAGAGTTCTAATGATCCTAGTGACTTGGCTACCGCTTTCTATGTGTTGAATCGTTCTAGTTTCGGTGGTTTTACCGAACAAGGTAAGAACTCTTTCATCCGTGATGCATATAAGAACACTATCTTCTCACAGAGTAAGATTAAGAAACTGGCTAACATCAGTAAGATTATTCAACCCTGGAAGATTACTAATCAAGACTACAGAGTGTTGATGGATGAACCTGGTGAGGATGTATTTGTATTCCTTGACCCACCTTATATGATTAAGGACTTCTTGTATGGTAAAGACAAGGAGATGCATACTAGTTTCTCACATGATGACTTCATTGATGCATGTAAAAGGTGTAATCATCACTGGCAAATCACATACAATGAACACCCATACCTGAGAGAACAGTTCGCAGACTTCCACTTGGAGAACTTTGAGTTCACCTATTCTATGGCTCACAGAACTGATACAGAACAGGGTGTACAGAAGAGAAATAAGAAGGAAGAACTCCTGATTTACAACTATGATCTCTGTAGAGAACAACATTGTAATGTTCTTGAGGAGCTATTATACTCATAAATATAAAAAAGACTGCGGATAATGAGAAGTTTTAGTAATTTTATCTCTGAAGCAAGATCCACTGAAGCCTCCAAACAAGCTAAGGCTAAGGGATTGACCTATGATGCTGGTAAAAGTGGTTGGGTAGATAGACAAGGTAACGTAGTAGCTAGAACAGAAGCAGGACAATTAGTATTCACTCAGGGTAGAGGACCAGGTAAGGAAGAAGGCGAAGCACAACAACAAGTCAAGAGACCTGACTTGGTTAGAAGTAAAGAAGAGGGTGAAGAAGAAGTATCACAAAAGAAACAGGCTCCAGAAGAAGGAGGAACTGAGGGTCAGAAGTCTGGAGAGACACTGACACTTGTATTTGGTAGGTTCAATCCTCCTACAGTTGGACATCAGAAACTTCTTGATGGTGCTGCTAACATTGCAGGACAAGGAGACCTTAAGATATATCCCTCAAGATCATTTGATCCTAAGAAGAATCCACTGGAACCAGGACAAAAAGTAGAAGTCATGGGTAAGATGTTTCCTGACTACAAGGATGACATCGTAAATGATGAGGATGTAAAGTCTATCTTTGATGCTCTTAAACTGGCAAGTAAAGAAGGATATGGAAACGTTCAGATCGTTGTAGGGTCTGATAGAGTAGTTGAGTTTGACAACTTGGCACAAAAATACAACGGCGACCTGTACAATTTTGAGGATATTGAGGTCATCTCAGCAGGTGAAAGGGATGCGGATGCTGAAGGTGTTGAGGGAATGTCAGCATCTAAGATGAGAAAGGCAGCAGCTGATGGTGATTTTGAATCATTTAGAATGGGAGTACCTGATACTCTTGATGATTCTGCAGCAAAAGCACTTATGAATACAGTTCGTAAGGCTATGAATGTCAAGGAAGGTTGGAACCTCTGGGAGATTGCACCTAAGTTTGACTGGAAGAACTTGAGAGAGAACTATGTTTCAGGTAACATCTTTAAGATGGATACCATTGTAGAGAATCTGAATACTGGACTGGTTGGTAAGATTATTCGTAGAGGAACCAACTATCTTATCTGTGTGACAGAGGACAACATCATGTTCAAGTCCTGGATCAGAGACATCAAAGAGTATTCAGAAGTCAAGATGAGTAAAAAGGAGAGAGTAAAGGGCAAACCAAACACTCTTATTGGTACAGATGGTTACTTTAAGCATGCTTCCGACATGACACCAGGGTTCAACAAAGGAGAGAAAACTAATCTCCAACAAGGTGGCAAACCATACAAAGGACAGAAACAAGAGTCCTTCAGTATCATGGCATTTCTAAATAAGTACAGGAAAAAGTAAAGTATCATGGCACAAAAGTTTTACAGCTGGAGAGATGAACTGCGTGAAGTAGCAGATATCCCTTCATCAGAGCCAGAGACTGAGGATAAGTCTGAGAAAAAGATCAAAGAAACTAACGTAAAGAATAAAATCAAGATCAACCCTACAATGGGTGAAGCTTTTGAGGAGATTGGTGGAACTCTTCTTGAAGTTGTTGAACTTGATGAAGATTCACGTCGTAGGAGTAATAAACAAGATGCTAAACGTGTGAAACTTAATATCAAGCATCACGGAAGTAACTATACTCCACCTAGAAACTATGATCCCGATGCTAATCGTGGTCAAGGTGCAGTCCTTACTCATAAACAAATGGAGAAGAAGCGTCGTAAGGCACTTCGTCAAGACGTATCAGAAAAGATGGATATGAAGAAGGCTGATATGGGTGATGTAGTCAAGGACTTCTACAAGTCTGACGCTCCACAGTTCAAGGGTAAGAGTAAAGAAAAGAGAAGAGAGATGGCTATCGCCGCCAAACTTCAAGCAGAAAAACCACAGTAATTCATATATAGTTTGAGTTACTGGTTAAATCATGGCATTTCTACTTCCACTGGCAGCAAAAGTTATCTCTGATGCTGTATCAAAGATTCCTGAAAACGAGGAGTTAGGTGAAAAACTTATTGACATTTGTTTGGTCATTCTTGGTAAGGCTGTGAAGCTCACCAAGACTGATATGGATGATCAACTTCTAGAAGTGGTAACCAAGGCTATCAAGGCTAGAGAAGAATGATATCACGGGGGCAGCGTCTCCCGTTTTTTTATAAATATTTTTAGCTTATAAATTCATACAAGGGCATAAAGACATGGCACTTTGGGGAAACAATGACAATGTAGGGTCGGCAGGTACAGTTATTCTGGACTACGATACTGGCGTTGTGACAGGAGCCGGAACTTCTTTTGGTATTGCTGGAGGATGCTCTGAGGGTGACGTAATTAGATTTGGAACAAGAGGTGGCGGTGGCGTTTACTTTGGTGATGCTGTTATTGTTAGCATCGCTAGTTCTGAGTCACTTACCATCGGATCAACTATGGGTCTGAGTGGTGCAGCTATTGCTGGAGCACAATTCACAGTCAGTCAACTTCCTAAGTCGTCTGTTCTGGATTCTAAGTATAGTGAAGCATCTTACGGAACAGATGACTCACTGGTATATGGTATTTCTGACACAGATGCTCAGAATACAACCTACTCTACTGAGTATTCCAAAGCAGATGCTGGTTGGGTTGGTGTTACAACCTACCTAGATAACCTTGGTAACCTGAGAGTCAAGAGAGAAGTTCTGGTTGCTATGTCTGGTATCACAACCGGTACTGACAGCATTGGATATCCTACAGCAGAATGATGTAAATGAGATTTAATGAATTGAACGAGGAGAACTTTCTCCTCTTTGCTATTAAAAATTATGAGAATCCTCAAGCAGTCACTAAAGAAGACTTCGACAAGGATTTAAATCATTTTCGATACATCAAAAGGTTACTTAAACGATATAAGAGTAGTGGTGATTTGAAGATTCATCTTCTGATCAATCATTTTATTATTCTCTATAATATTTTTGGTGAAGCCACTACTCCGATGTTATTCTTTAAGATAGAAAAACATCTATGGTCTGCTGTGAAAACATTCGTTGTATTTCTAGACAGACTTCCTGAGTATCCTCACTCCTATATCCATGATATAGAGATTGATGATCAGATCTACCAAGAACTCGATAGGATGACAGATGGAAAAGGATAAGATTGACAGATTCATTGATGCATTTAAGTCAGCAATGTATCAAGAGTTTAGTGTGAATGAAGAAGGTATGGTAGCCAATGCACCTGGTCAGTCGGGTGGGTTCACCTCATCATCTCCTGCAAAGGGGCCAACAGCAGGGTATGATAAAACTCTGAAGTTTGATGGTAGAAATAAGTATGTCAAGAAAGCCATCAAAGACCTGATGGATAGAAAGGAAAAGAGGGCAGCCAGGAAGGCTAAGAAGAAAGCTTTAGATTACAACCCATACTTCAAACCTCAGAATGGACAATCAAGTTAAGATTGCAGTATTAGAACAAAAGATTGCAGACATGGATACTATTGTCCTGAGATTGGACACTGCAATAGAAAAGTTATCTGAGGTAAATACAACAGTTAGCAGAATGCTTGCTGTTCATGAAGAAAGAATTACAAAACAAGAAAAAATTGACGAGTTATTATTTGCAAAGATTGACAAACTCCGTGATAAAATGGACACAGATCATGACAGTGTGTTGCAAAGACTATCTGGACTAGAGAAGAAGGTCTGGATAGGAATGGGTATCGTCTTAACAATATCTTTAATGTTTCGAGCAGGTAATATATTTCAAAACATCTTGACACCAGCACCACAAGAGGTTATAGTAAGAGAGAGTTAGACTGATAGACATGGATTATGTTGATGGTAAATTCATCAATGAAATCTCCTCAAGATTACAGAAGTTCAAAAAGGTCAAACCCAATCTTTATAATTTCAGGTGTCCAATCTGTGGTGATTCTCAGAAGAACAAGAATAAAGCCAGAGCCTATTTTTATCAGGTAAAGAACAACACTAACTTTAAGTGCCACAATTGTGGTGCTAGTCTATCGTTCAATAATTTTCTGAAGGACTTCGATGGTGCTGCCCACAAACGTTATACCTTTGAGAAGTTTAAAGAAGGTCACACCGGAAAAGGTTTTGTTGCTGAAGCACCTGAAGAGATATTCTCCATGTTGGATTCTTCTAAACCCGTATTTAAAAACAAAGTCACTCTTGATTTGTTGGGCGCTTTTGATGTAGACAAGTCCAAGAGTTATCTTCATCGAAGAGGTATCTTTGATGGGGAGTTTTACTATGCAGAAAACTTCCAAGAGTTTGTCAACTCACTAATTCCTAATACATTTAAGGACATCAAGTATGGTGAAGAGAGGATTGTTATTCCTCTTATGTGGAATGGAAAACTTGTAGGTCTTCAAGGAAGAGCCCTAAGTTCTAATCCTATTAAATACTTAACCATTATGTTGGAGGAAGATGCTCCCAAAATATACGGACTTGACTCGATCAATAAAGAACTACCAGTCTATGTGGTTGAAGGACCCTTCGACAGCACTTTCCTCGACAATAGTGTGGCTTTGTGTGGTAGTGATGGTGAAGTTGGTGATCTTGAAAGAGACATTCTTGTTTTTGTCTACGATAATGAACCCCGTAATAAAGAAATTGTCAGAAGGGTTGGAGACTGTATTGACAGAGGCGAAAGAGTCGTCATCTGGCCAAGCGGAATCCGAGAAAAAGACATAAATGATATGGTCCTTGCTGGACATAACGTAAAGAGTCTGGTAGAATCTAATACCTATAAAGGTCTAGAAGCAAAGTTAAAGTTTACAACCTGGAAAAAAGTATGAGCAACGGAACTAAAGTAAAGAAAAGAGATGGACGTGTAGAACCTTTAGATCTGGATAAGATGCACCTAATGGTCCACGAGGCATGTGAGGGTCTGGCTGGTGTGTCTGCTTCACAGGTAGAAATGCAATCAGGTATTCAGTTCTATGATGGAATCACAACTGCAGAAATTCAGGAGATCCTTATTAAGAGTGCTAGTGATCTCATCGATCTGGAGCATCCTAATTATCAGTTTGTGGCAGCTAGGCTCCTCCTCTTCTCATTGAGGAAGCAGATCTATGGTAAGGAACAAAACATTCCCTCTCTGGTGGATCACATCACCGAGAATGCCTATTCAGATCACTACGACAAAACAATCTTTGAAAAGTATTCTCTAGAAGATATTAACAAGGCAGAATCCTTCCTTGATCATGGTCGTGATTTCCTGTTCACATATGCTGGTTTGAGACAGGTTGTAGATAAATACCTAGTGCAAGACAGAAGCACTGGGGACCTCTACGAAACCCCCCAGTTTATGTACATCATGATCGCTTTGACGATCTTCCAGGAGTATCCTAAGGAGACTCGTCTCTCATACGTCAAGAGGTACTATGACGCAATCTCCAAACACAGAATCAACATCCCAACACCAATCATGGCAGGGGTGCGAACACCACTCCGCCAATTTGCATCTTGTGTTCTCATTGATGTTGATGACACCCTCGATAGTATCTTTAGTAGCGATATGGCTATTGGCAGGTATGTCGCACAAAGGGCTGGTATCGGTATTAACGCAGGTAGAATCCGTGGGATCAACAGCAAAATCAGAGGTGGAGAAGTTCAACACACGGGTGTTGTTCCATTTCTTAAGAAGTTTGAATCTACTGTACGATGCTGTACTCAGAACGGAATCCGAGGAGGATCAGCAACAGTACACTTCCCCATCTGGCACCAAGAGATAGAAGACATCCTGGTTCTTAAGAACAACAAGGGTACAGAAGACAATCGCGTGAGGAAGCTTGACTACTCCATCCAACTTTCAAAGATTTTCTACGAGCGTTTCATCCAGGATGGAGAAATTAGCTTGTTCTCACCGCATGATGTACCTGGACTCTATGAGAATTTTGGTACTGATAGATTTGATGAGCTATATGTTCGTTATGAACGAGATGAGTCTGTTCCAAAGAAGACTGTTAAGGCTCAGGAACTTATTCTGAACCTCCTCAAGGAGAGAGCAGAGACAGGTCGTATCTACATCATGAACCTGGACCACTGCAACTCCCACTCCTCCTTCAAGGATAAGGTGGAGATGTCTAACCTGTGTCAGGAGATTACATTACCTACCTTCCCCCTACAACACATCGACGATGAGGTCTCAGAGATTGCTCTGTGTATCCTGTCGGCTGTCAACGTAGGTAAGATTAGGTCTGATGAGGAACTCGAAGAGTTATGTGACCTGTCTGTGAGGTCTCTTGATGAACTCATTGATTATCAGAACTACCCCATCAAGGCAGCAGAGATTGCAACCAAGGCACGTCGTTCCCTGGGTATCGGTTTCATTGGGCTGGCACACTACCTGGCTAAACTTGGATTCAAGTATGACTCACAAGAGGCATGGGATGCAGTTCATGGGTTGTCTGAGTCCTTCCAGTATTATCTGTTGAAGGCATCCAACAACCTGGCTATGGAGAAGGGACACTGCGAATACTTTGGTCGTACCAAGTATGCTGATGGTATCCTCCCAATCGATACATACAAGACAGATGTAGATGAAATCACACCACACACCTTGAATCATGATTGGGAAGCTCTTAGACTCGATATCCTCAACTACGGACTCAGACACTCAACTCTGTCCGCACAGATGCCATCGGAGAGCAGTTCCGTTGTGTCAAACGCCACAAATGGAATTGAACCACCTCGCGATTACTTGTCCATTAAAAAGTCCAAGAAAGGACCACTCAAACAGATTGTCCCCCAGTATGGTACACTTAAGAACAACTATACTCTTCTTTGGGATATGCCTGACAATACTGGGTACATTAATGTGGTGGCAGTCATGCAGAAGTTCTTCGACCAGGCAATTTCCGGTAACTGGAGTTACAATCCTGAACACTACCCCGACAATGAAGTCCCTGTGTCTGTGATGGCAAATGATTTTCTAACTACATATAAGTATGGATGGAAAACTTCTTACTATCAGAACACCCATGATATGAAGAGTGACGATTTGATTGATGTGTCAGAAAAATCGAATACACAGTTAGAAAATCTGTTAGATGAACTAGAACAAGTAGAGGAGGGAGAGTGTGAATCGTGTTCAATTTAGGGTTTCCTCTGAGGGAGACAATGTTATGAATGAAGTGAAAGGTATGACGGTGTTTAACACCGAACCAACCAACCCAAAGAAACAACCCATGTTTTTTGGAAAACCTTTAGGGGTTCAACGTTATGATTCATACAAATATCCAGTATTTGAGAAACTCACCACCCAACAACTTGGATACTTCTGGAGACCTGAGGAGGTCTCATTGCAGAAAGATAGGGCAGACTACCAAACGCTTCGCCCTGAACAGAAACATATCTATACGTCCAACCTCAAGTATCAAATTATGCTTGACTCCATACAAGGGCGTGGTCCTGGGATGGCTTTTATCCCTTACTGTTCATTACCTGAGTTAGAAGCGTGTATGGAAGTCTGGGGATTTATGGAGATGATCCATAGTCGTTCCTATACATACATCATCAAGAATGTTTACTCAGACCCATCCGTGGTCTTTGATAAAATCATCACTGATGAGAGAATTCTTGAACGTGCCCAGAGTGTAACGGAGTCCTATGATGACTTCATTAACTCTGCACAACAGTATGGTAGTAGTAATGCTTGGCTCCATCAGTTGGAACAAGTCCCCTCAGCACAAGACAATCTCAAAGATGTTAAAAGAAAACTGTACAGAGCAGTCGCCAACGTTAACATTCTTGAAGGTATTAGGTTCTACGTTAGTTTTGCTTGTAGTTTCGCCTTTGGTGAACTTAAACTCATGGAGGGATCAGCAAAGATCATCTCACTGATTGCAAGAGACGAGAACCAACACCTGGCTATCACCCAAAACATACTGAACAAGTGGAGAGATGGTGATGACCCTGAGATGGCAACTATCGCAAGAGAAGAAGAAGAGTGGGTTTACGCAATGTTCGACAGAGCAGTAAACGAGGAGAAGAAATGGGCTGACTATCTTTTCAAAGATGGTAGTATGATTGGTCTTAACGACACACTCCTCAAGCAATATGTCGAATGGATTGCTAACAGAAGGATGAAGTCAATTGGTTTGAAACCAGTCTATGACATCGCAGCAAAGAACAACCCTTTACCTTGGACACAACACTGGATTTCATCAAAGGGATTACAGGTTGCACCACAGGAAACGGAAGTCGAATCATATGTCGTAGGTGGCATCAAACAGGACGTGAAGAAGGATACATTTTCTGGATTCAAATTGTAAGAGAAGGACCTTCGGGTCCTTTTTTTATTGCAAATAAATATTATCAAAGAGATAAGCCTATGTTATCACCCAACTATAGACTTCGATTAGAAGCAATTTGTTCAAAGATAGTAAAGGGTGAAGAGGTATTACTAAGTGAGATGATATGGGCAGACAAGTTGGCTAAAGCCAATAGGTCTGCTGGAGAAATGTTGAGACAAGCAAGAAGAAGGTCATTATATCCTGACATGCCAGAAGGTGGGCTAGATGATTTTTTGAATAAATTAGATTTAGGAGACCCTGACCCAACAAATCACAGAACGGGTTTTCAAGATGGCGATGACATACTAGAATGGTTTAGAAATGACAAACCCGATGACTGGCGCCAACGTGACTAAAGCAGAAGTTCAGGAGATGATCGATGATGCAATCCGTAAACACAATCGTAACGCCTCAGTTATTTCTATGTGTGTCGGTTGGGTTGTTCTTGCTCTTTTTGCTGAAGGTATGCTTCGACTGGTAGGAGTCATTGACCCTGTGTTTCCCTGGTTGAAAATCACTCTATAAATATCCCAGACGATATGGATATGTGTCTTATGAAAATCCCTGGATTTATAATGGCCAACCCTTTGATTCTGGCGATATTGGCGATTACTTCGGTTACGTTTATCTCATCACTAACCTTACCACGGGGAGAAAATACATCGGTAGAAAATATTTCTACTCAAGAAGAAAGCCTAGACCTGATGGTACGAACAAGAAACGACGAAGAGTTACATCTGAGAGTGACTGGAAAAAATACTACGGAAGTAGTCCAGAACTTAAAGCCGATGTTAAAGAATTTGGCAAGTTCAATTTTAGGAGAGAAATCCTGTCACTCCATACAACTGGTGGAAGGGTAAACTACGAGGAGACCCGTCAGTTGTTTATGAACAATGTGCTCACTGAGAGTATGGATGATGGGTCACCTAAGTACTACAACGCCAACATACTATCAAGGTACTTTCGTAAGGACTATTTTGATAAATAACCTCAGTTATTTCTAAGGATATGGACGCTCCTAAGGATGCCGTTAAAAAGGAAGAACCTAAGAAGAAAGGTCCCCTTGGAAAAATTAAAGAGAAGATGGACGATTCTGAGGAACAATTGGCCATCCTTTCTACGTTTGTTAGGCTTGGTATTCTTATCTGGTCTGGTGGTATCCTTACTCTGGCTTATATCAAACTCCCTCCAGCTCTGGGTATTCCTGAACAGAAGTTAGACCCCACCTTCATCGCGTCCGTATTTACTGGAGTCTTAGCCACCTTTGGTGTCCAGACTGCTAAGAAGGGTGCAGGTGGTGCAGCTGCATCAGGTGGTATAAGTAAGGCTGATATGGAGAGACTGATTGAGAAGGCATCTCAAACTGCTCCAGCCCAAACCATCAGGATTGAACAGGCTCCTGTTGTCCTTGCCCCAGCTGAGACAAAGAAGCCTTGACATGGGAATGTAACCTATGTTAATCTTCTTAGGTAATTCTCACTGAATTTGTGCCCGCCAAGAGGTGGGATGTAGAGTTTTTATTTCGTATGATTAAATTTTTCCCTACTGTTGTCGTCGTCAGCGCATTGGCTGGAGCAACAACTACTGCTCCCTTGACTCAACTCTTGAATGAGATGGAGACAGAGAACACACAGGCAGAACTAGTAGAAGAAATCAAAGAAGAAGTAGTAGCAAAAGAAACCCGTTGGGTCTGTGAAGGATGTAATGAGAACGAGAGAGTTACTCTTGCATTCTTCCAGGACTATGGTATTACAGATAAGTATGCTCTTGCTACTTTGATGGGTAACATCAAACAAGAGTCAATGTTTGTCACTAACATCTGTGAGGGTGGATCTCGTGTCCCTTACCATCGTTGTGGTAGTGGTGGGTATGGACTTATCCAATGGACCACTTCTGGTAGGTACTATGGTTTAGGTCGTCATGCCCGTCAGATTGGTGGTGATCCATCATCACTCAAGACTCAACTCTCTTATCTGGTCACAGAGAGGGAGTGGAAACTGGCAGAACCTAGGTTCAAGACTCCTGGCAAACCCATCGGATACTATATGAATGGTGCATACACCTGGTTGGGATGGGGTATCCATGGAAATAGAACCCTGTATTCAAACCAATACGTGAATCGCTTGACACAGGGTTGAACCTGGGTTATATTATAAGGGTGGTTGAGAGACCACTGCTGTGACCCCCTTGGTGGTTCAGGGTCAGAGGCGATAGGAACCACCACTCATGACTCAGTAGCTCAGCTGGATAGAGCAACTGCCTTCTAAGCAGTCGGTCATAGGTTCGAATCCTATCTGAGTCGTCGCCACTAAAGCATTGTGGTGATGCAGGTGTTTTGTAAACATCAGAGCTCAGTTCAATTCTGGGTAGTGGCTTTCCCCAACTCGCTGATTGGGGTATCTCGTAATTTTTACATTTGTGTCCGAAGTCGGCAGCGGGACTTCTTTTTATAGTTTATTATTTTATTATGGACATCCCTAACATCGTTCGTAGTGTTGTAATTGGAGTTGGTGTTCTCCCTCTGTCCCTGTCACTGGCAGGAACTCTGAACGCCACCAGTCGTTCACTGGACAACTTGGCATCTCAGACTACTCCAAGTGAAGTGGACAACTCGATTGAAGAAATCAAAGCAGGGTTGGCAAAACCATGTGTCAACTACCTTCTGTCTAAGAACGATTCCAAACTGGAACGTGACGCAAAGGATGCTGTTGATGAATACTTTGGTGGTGAAGTTGACCATCGTTCCGTTTGTGACTGGGTTGTAAACGGTTGAGGCTTCGGCCTTTTTCTGCGGAATTAGTTCAGTGGTAGAACGTCAGCCTTCCAAGCTGAATGTCGTCGGTT